TATGCTACCAAAGCACAATCTCAAAACCTATCTAGCACAACTGGCAGGATTTCATTTTATACAAGTGGATTGTCCGTGGACAGCAAGTTCTTCGTTGATGCGATTGAAGATCCAATCCTAGTTAAGAGTGTAGCTAATATTCAGAAGCCGCTAACTGATGGATTTGTGAGCTTGTACGCAATGGACTACGGACGTAGCAATGATTTGACATTGATTGGTCAGTACCATCCAACAGAAGTTAACCCGCAATATCGTCGTATTCGTATTGGTAAACCATGCGCTTGGGCAAGAATTGCGTACAGGGTAAAGCCTCCAGTCATTACAAGCAAATACGATTACATTCCGATTGAACATACACGTGCAATAATTACTGGAGTTCATGCCTGCGACTTGGAAGATAAGGACTTTGCTGAACAGGCACTGCGTTATTGGGGATTTGCATTTGCATACCTAAAGAATCAGCAAGAACATCAAGATGGTCATGCATTCATTCCACCACAAGTGAATGGTTTGACTTATGGTGATGAAACTGATCCGGTTATGTTCTAGTAATGAAAAGTGAAAACATAACTTCTGGAAGACTTAAAAAAGTATCCACGGGATGGGTTCAGGGAGTTAATTCTGTCAGGAATCCTTGGAACTTACCCGAAAATCAATTTAAGTGGGGCGTAAATGTTACAGTCCGAGGTGGCATTGTTCAGACAAGGCCGGGGCATAAAATGCTACTTTCTCTTCCCGCTGGCAATTTTCAAGGTGGAGTGTTGTTTTCTTCTAACAAGCAAAAAGAAGCTGCTATAACTCAAGATAAAGATGGAGTTATTACAACAACTCCAGCAAAAATATTCGACGTGGACGGCAATGGTGTTATTGCAAGCGAATTGTCGTACATGGTTTTTGCAGTAAACGGGAAAGTATATTATTCACCATTTCCTCTAACTCAACCGAGCAACTGGGAAGATTATCGACTTAAAAACATTTCGATGAGTCCAGATGTAGATCAGTTCGTCTTTGCATTGGCAACTCGATCTGCAAATTTAACAACTGGAACTGATGAATTTGCTACTCCAGCACATAGGATTGTGATGATCCAAGATGGCATTTCTTATCCTGCATATTGGGATGGTTCTGACAAAAACGGGACTCAACTATCTACAATTCCTGTAGGATATTGGATGGCGTTTTCTGGAAACAGAATGTGGATAGCAGATAAAAACATCGTCCTTGCTTCAGACTTGGGTGATCCAACATCATTTCAAGAACGAACAACAGGAACTTCGCGTGGAGATTTTAGCTTTTCTCGTCCTGTTACTGCGATGGCGAGTTATGTTGGTCAAGACACTTCGACCCGATTAATTGTATTTACCGACAGGTCTACCTTCCAGTTGAAATCAGGTGTCCTTGATCGAGATCAATGGGTAACTACTGAAAACTTCCAATCCACGCTTTACCCAACTGTGGGATGCATTGCAGGAAAATCAATCGCTTTCCAAGCTGGTCAAATGTGGTGGTACGCGCAAGGAGGCTTGATGACGGGAGACATTGCTGCCACAGCATACTTGTCCTCGCAAGTCTTGTACAAAGACATTGAAATGGCTAGAGCAAAGCGATTGATGGCGGCAGATCCAACCAAGATTTGCGCGACTGGATTTGAAAACTATTTGCTTTATTCAATCCCTTATCTTCAGACCTTAAACTCTGATACGATGGTGCTAGACTATGCAACGGCATCCGAATGGAGCAGTGGAGAAAACAGGTTTCCAGCATGGGCAGGAGTGTGGACAGGTACTCGTCCTGTAGAATGGACTACTGGAGTAATCGATGGGCAGTCTAGGTGCTTTCACTTTAGTGTCGATTACGCAGCAACAAACGATGGGTCATTCAACCATCTTTGGGAGTCATTCCAACCAGAACGAGTCGATTCTTATCTTCAAATTAATCCAGATAAAACTACGACTACACTCTACAATCGGATTTATTCGCAGTTTGAAACTCCATTGCTTGGTGATGAGATGGACTTGAAAAAGTTTGTGTATGCCGAAATCGAGTCAACACAGATTGGCGGCACAGTTGACCTAAAAGTGTCCTACAAGGGCAGCAAGGGGTCATATAACCCAATCCTAGAGAAGCGCATCTTGGCGGTTACTGCTGACTACCAATGGGAGAATACACCATACGAAGCAGAAATTAAGAATCTAGGTTTTTTAAATTCCCAATACCGAAGGCTTACGACTGAATCCGCTCAACGCAACTCGCTTGCTTCAACTTGCGAATCCTATCTCACCGACGATGTAGACAAGGCGTTTTCACTTTTAATTGAATGGTGTGGCGAATTCGGTGTGGAGATTGTACGACTTTTCATGGATCCTTGGCAGGAAAAATCCACTGGTGTACCTCAAGGAGACGAGACGCAATCGTGCGTTGTTGCACAAACTGGTGAAACTTTGTCTATTGATTTGCTTCCGAATCCATATGAACAACAATCGGCAAATGACAATTCATATAGCGCAAAAGTGTGGAAAACTGTGACTTTGACTTGTGACGAAAATCCATCAAAATCAATTTCCGCTACTGCATCTGCTACATTTTTGTCGTACATTAGTTTTGAACACGCTCAAGAAGAAGCTGGAGTCCTTGCACTTCAATCAGCAACTGCCGCTGCACAACAATTCAAGGCACAGAATCCCTGCTAATTATGCCGTCAATTATTACAGCAACAAAAGAGGTCACAAACTTTCCCAATAGGTTTATTTCGCCTTTTGGAGACGATCCTATTGTTCCAATCTACTCGTCAATTCCATTTACGACTGGTCAAAATAATTGCTTGCCTTGCGCGATTTGTGGTAGTAATTCTACCCGAAGCAATATTCTGAAAGCGCAAGCTGAAAAATTTGCCAACTATACACAAACAATAGCCAATCCAGACGAAATTTTGGTTGGCTTTAATTAATAAATATGAGGCCCAAAATTGAATATAAACTTCTTCATGCAGGGACTAACGAGTTCTTGGAACTTGTTGATTTTGCAGAAGAGTTTGATCACAAAATCATAGAGCATCCTAATATTAATGTTTATGCTCATTATCGAAATGGTCAGCTATTTGGATATTCTGACCATGTGTATATTCCAACAGTATATCCAGCATTTCATCCTAAATATACAAAACCGCAAGATGTTATGCAAGCAATGAGTGATTGGAGGGCGCATTGTCAATTCATAAACTCACCGGGTTTCATTGGCGTTCCATTAGCAGATGAAAGACCTAATTTTACAAACGAAATAATCAAAAAATTAGGGTTGACTCCTCTTAAAAGAGAAGTCTACTCTTTAACTTAATTAAACTTATGGGTGGCCAAACATATACTCCTCAAATTCAAAAACCTCGTCCTGAACTTAACATGATGATGGCAGCAGAAGCAAATAAGGGAATGTATGGAGGTCTTGCTTCTCAAGCTAGGTTCTTGGAAATGGCTACACAATTAAAGCCAATCTACCAAGAATTTAATCCTAGTGAAGTGTCTCGTCAGGCTTTTGAGTTAGGCATTGAAAACGCGAATCGTGCAAGGCAATTTGAAGAGTCTGTGGATCCAGCCGCTGCAAGGATGCGAGCAGGAGTTAGCGAGACTGTTGAAAAGTTGACATCCCCTGAATCTTGGCAACAAAAGTTAGGTCAATGGGCAAAAACAAAGGGTCTTGCTCAAATGATGGGGACGGGAATAGATATGGGATCAACCATTGGCAGGTCTGCTATGTTTGATCAAGCTACCGCACAAGGTCGGCAGATTGCTTTGGAGGATTTGGCATTGCGTCAAAAATATCTGGATGCAACGCAAAACCAAGGCGGCATCGACCCCGGAGCGTTGGTTGCTGGCCAACAGGCTGCAAAAGCTCAAAATTTGCAAGGCTTGCAAGATTGGCAGCGTGGAGTGCTATCTGGAGCGCAAGGTCTAGGTCAGACTGCGCAGGACGCAATTAATCGATCAATGGGAAATATCCAATCTGCACATTCCGCAAATGTTGCTGATACTCAAAATTACAATAACATGATGAACCAAGTCATGGCCCAAAATGCTCAAGGGAAAAATGCCGCAACCGGGTCTTGGATTAGTGCTGGTGGTGCGGTTGGTGGAGCCGCTCTTGGTGCTGCAATTATTATTTAATGAAAAACCTAATACATAAAACAATCGATAAAGCGGTTCGTTGGAATAAACAATGGCCCAATGCGGTCATTTTTTGGTCTGGTGGAAAAGATTCCACAGTTCTTCTTCACTTGCTGAAATTTAAATGCGGAATTGACCTTCCTGTAGTTCAATTTAGGCAACCTAAATTTCGTGAAAGGTATGCATATTCTGATAAGTTAATTAAGGATTGGCAACTCACAATGTATGAGTATCCAGCATTCAAACATACCCTAGCAGATGGCCCTGATGTGGAGAATGGAGAGGTTCGATTTGATCTTCTTCATTATTTTCAATGGGGTCAAAATTCCGTGGTATTGTCTCTTGGAACAGAACGTCCAAAGGAAAACGAGCCATTTATGTGTGGCGTTGATGACTTTCTAATGCGACCAACTGGAACATTTAACTTCCCGTGGAATGCAGTTTGGATTGGAACTAAATTTACAGATACCGACTTGATTAAAGGTCACGTTCCATTAGCGCAGGATATTCGTCATGTTGATGGGAATCCAGCTTCACTTTATCTTCTAAAAGATTGGAATGATGATAATGTATACGAGTACCTTGAGACAAACAATGTCCAGCCAGATCCAACTCGATATGTAAAAGGCAAGAACGGATGGATGAATAATCCAGATAAATCACTTAATGCTGACTTTTATCCTGTTTGTTTAAATTGCGTGGATCGTCACCAAGGGCCGCACGTTGATTGCCCAAAGTTAAAAGCAAAGATTACAAACATATCGCATCTAGCTCCTTATGAAGATATCGTAATCCCTGATTTGGGGTTTAAACCAGTAAATTGGAACAACGGAGAATAATATTATGGGAGGATCAAACGCAACAGCAGGAGCAACGCAAGTTCCCAACAGTCAATTTGGAGGAATTGTTGGAAGTGCATCAAACGCACTTGGAAGAACTGGAGATACGATGCAAAATTTCTTCTCTGGACAACTCGGAACAGGCGCACAAGCTCGTCCAGATTTCAAGCCAAATACAACTTCTCCCGAACAAAAGCAACAACAAAACCAATACATGAAAGACTTGCTTGGTGGCGTAATGGGCAAGGTTGGGCAAGCTGCTTCTCCATATGAGCGTGCGGCAAAATCTCAATCTGATTCCGCTTCAGCTTGGTCTGCAATGCAACGAAATAGTGGAGATGGAAGTGGAAGTTTGAACTTTTCTTCAATGGGGGCATATAATGCTCCAGAAACTGGTGAAGAAAAAGTCTCGCAGGGATGGGCGGATGCATTTAAATCCATCGGAACTTCTGTAATTGGTGCTTATGGAAAAAAGTTTGGTGGGGATCGTGAAACCTTTGGCGGCGCAAATAAAATAGGATAATGGATGATGAATACGACTGCGAAAAATGCGGTGCTTGTTGTTGTTTCAAATGGTCTTGGCCTGTATTGCGAAGAGATCGATCTGATGCGACTGGTATCCCGCAAGAAATGCAAAGGCAAGACTACCCGTTAATGAAGACCATTGACTCCAGATGCATCGCTTTAGATGGAAAAGTTGGAGAAAAAGTATGTTGCATGGTATATCCTAGTAGACCAAATTCTTGCAGGAAATTCCAACCGGGATCAGAGCTTTGTAAGGAAGCTAGAAAGAAATTGACAATTTGAAATATTAAATGTATTTCACTAACCAACAACCTAACAATTAACATTAAAATCAAGGAGTAATATTATGGGCGGAGGATCAATGCCTACACCACCACCACCACCAGACAACACCCCAATCTTGTTGGAGCAAATGCGTCAAAATAAAGAGGAGACTGCTCGCGCACGCCGCGAAACCGATCTCTCGCAACGCAACGCAATGATTGAAGCGCAAAACCAGCAGGCATCCATGCTTGCGCGTGAAGGCACGCAGAGGGCGCAACAAAGCATTAGTGGAATGAATGCCTTGAAAGCGGCAGAAGATGCTGCTGCACGTCAGCGAAGCTCGATTGCGGCACAAAGCGCAGGAGCGGCGGCGACTGGGGCTGGTTATGATGTTAACGCTGCGCGTCAAGGCGCATTGGCTAATCTTGGTGCGGCATCTGGAACTCTTCCATCGACTGGTGCGAATATTCCAAACCCAACTATGGTTAATCCAGCAATGACAACCGCTGGCATGGCTAATCAGGGAACAGGCGGAACGACCCAACGAATCAATCAATTTGCAGTTCCTTCCGCAACCGGACTAACATTCGGCGGGGTGTAACCTTATGGCATTACCCACTGGTGGCTATTCGTTTACTCCACAGGTAGCAAACCTTGGAGCAAGTCCTCTTTCTGCCTTAAAACCTCTGGATGTTGGAGTATCCGTGCAGTTTACTCCAATGCCTAAATATGAAGTTCCATCGGCACAGCAAGAGTTAGTCAGCATTGGTGCTGCAAAGGGGTTCCAAGGATTAGTTGAACCTGTCTTTGCTGCTTTTAAAGAGAAACAAGAAGAGATAAAAAAGAAGGATGATGAAGCTCTTAAATTCACAAGGGATCTTATTCTTGCTAAAGTTAAAGCAGAAAAAACCCCGGAAGAAATAGCTTACGAGAAAGCAAGGCTTGAAAACTTACAAAGTATAACTAAAGAGCGTGGAGGAGATAAGGTTCCAGTTAAAACTAGACCTGCTGGATCATTAACTAAAGAACAAATAAATAGTGTCGATACAGAACCACTTCCAAAAGCGTCTATTCCTAGTCGAGATGGCAATCAAGAAATCGATTTCACAACTCCACTTTTTGGTTCTTCAGAAGACATAGATATTCCAGCACCAGATTTAAGTAAACTTAAACAAGTCGGGGTTCTTGCTGATTCTGCATTTCCAATTCCTTCTGCCGTTGCGACTGCTCCAACGGAATTTGTAATTCCACAAAAACAGATTGATGCTGTAACAAACCCTCCTCTTGCTTATATGCAAGCATCTACAGAAGGGATTTCAGTTCCTCCAGTTCCTGCACCTTCTGTAACTCCAGAGATTAGGAAAGCAATCCCTGTTACTCCACAACCGACTTCATTTAAACCAACACCAGATCAACTTGCAAAACTTGAGGAAAGCAGAACTCAAATGATTGAGCAAGCAACTGGAGGCATTGCTGAACAACAACCTCAACAAAATGTTGATGAAGTTGTTGGAGAATTAACTAATCTTCCTTATGAAAGTGCAATTGATGCAAGAAAAGCAGTTACAAAAATTAAAAAATTACTTCCTAACTATAAAGATGCTAAAATAACTCCATTCTATGATGAAAAGTTAGGAAGGCGTGTATTTTTCGTTGAGCAGCCAGAGTTTGATGAAAAGTATGTCGCGCCGGGAACTACTCCAAAATTAAACAAAGAACAAATTGGAATAGTTTTATCAATGCAAGATAATTTAAGGGTGGATCCGTTATATTCAAAGGCAATAACATTTAGAGATTCAAAAGATACTATTTTGACTTCATTGAAAGACGAAAATGGATTTTCAGATATTACTGCGATCAATGCATTTCAACGATTGATTGACCCCGGTGTTGCTGTCCGAGAAGGTGACGTTGCATTACTTCAATCTGCTACTGCATTATTTAATAAATATAATCCTAAATTTATTGCAGAAACTTTTACAAAAGGATCAAAACTGCCACCAGAAGATCGTGAAAAAATGAGAAAGTTAACTATGGAGTTAACAAGAATGGCACTTGAGAAAGCAAATAAAGAAGTTATTCCAAGATTTACACAAATGGCATCAGATGCTGGAATTAATCCAGACTATGTAATTAAGCAATTTGATATCCCTTTAGATAAAGCACAACTTACAAAAGAAATTGAAGCTCTTGCGGCAAGAATGAAAACTATTCCAAAGTCACAAGCAAATGATCCTGCTTCCAAAGAATTAATTAATCAATATCATTCTAAAAAAACGCAATTGCTACAAGCTAAATAAAAATGGAAAATGAACCAAGTCTTCTTGATATTGCAGATGAAAAGTTTGCAAAAATAAATAAACCTGAAGAAAAGCAAGATCAAGGATCGCTTCTTGATATTGCAGATGAAGAATTTAATAAACAAGAAGAAGAGCTTGTTAAAAAAGAGTTTGATGTTTTAAAGTTAAAACAATTAAAGTCAGAAGGAAATCGGCTTTCAGATGTTCAAGAACGAATTATCTTTGATGAAGAAGATAAAGTTCCATTGCTTGAATCCGCTGGCAAAGCTATTTCTGAATTTCTCCCTGCTGCCGCACAGAGCTTTGGTCAAATGGCTGCTGGTGGATATGAGTTAGCAAAAGAAGCTGTTGTAAAACCTGTAGTTGTTGGTGCTGAATATCAACTTGGTCTAGCTTCTCCTGAAGAAGCACAAAAAGCACTCGCAGGAATAAAGCCAGCGGTTCGATCTGCCGTCTCTGGTGTTGCTTCAGATATTGAAGATACCGCAAATCTTGCAACGCGAGCATTCATGTTTGGAACTTCCTTTACTGATAAACTTCAAGGTCTATCTGCTGACGAAAGATTTAAGCGTTATCGTCTGCGTGAAGATATGCGTAATGTTGAGCAGGCATGGAGAGAACAAACTCCAGATAGGGCGGCGGCATTGCTTGCAGAAAATCCAATTCTTAAAAAGATGGCTGGAGTTGCAGCAAAAATACAAGGAGCAACTGAAGAAGAGGCAAAGGAAGCCGAAAAAGCATATTCAGAATTGGTTTTAGAATCTGGTCTTACTAAAGATGAATTAAATCAAAACATTTCTGCATTTGGAGAATTCTTGTCTCCGCTATCAATTCCCGGTGCAAATCTACCAACAAAAACAATTGGCAAATACACAGGAAAAGCCGTTCAAAAAGGTGGAGAGTTAGCTTTAAAAGGAATTGTAAAACCACTTGCGACTGGAGTTGAAAAAACAGCAGGATTAACAGAAAAAGGAATCACAGGAGTCCAAACTGGAATAAGTAAACTTGGTGAATATATAACTGGAGATCCAGATACTCTATTGAGGGGAGGATCTATAGCTGGGCTTATATCTGCACCACAAATTACTGCCACTATTTTAGCAGCAAAACCAGCAGCAATAGCTACAAAAGAAGTTGCTAGGACTGTCAAAGACATTGCATCTCAAGTTGATGTTGGTGGTGCTGCTGGACGCAGAGGATTGTTTGAACGTGCAGGAAGAGCGGCAGAATCTGGTACATTGACTAAAAAACTATTTAGTCCAGAGGCAAGGGGCGGTCTTGGACGAGCAAAGACAGCAGACTGGATTACTAGGCAATCAAACGCAATTGTTCAACAAGGCGTCAATGGTTCTGTTTTAAATACGATGTTAGGTCTTCCAGACATTGAATCCGCTGAACAGCTTGGTCAGGTTGCTGGGTCTGGTTTTGGTATCGGCGCATTGGCTGGATCTCGTTTAATGGAGCGTGCTGGTGCTATTATTGATCCGAGAACGGGTCTTGCACAAAAAATTGATACTATCATAACTCCAGATCCTAGTGCTATTCGTGCTGATGAAGACGCAGATATAAAGAGATTTCTTTCTTCAGTAGATCCAGAATTGGTTCCAAAAATGGAAAAGCTAGGGAATATTGATGAACGCAAAAAGGCAATTCAATCTAAAATTGATAACCTAGAAAAACAAAAAGATATTACTTTTGGGCCTGAAGTTGAATCCATAAAGGAACGAATTTACAAATATAAAAAGCAACTTGAAGCACTAAATAAATCTACTCCAGAAACTCAAAAGGAAGTATTGCGACAAGTTCATTTGGCATTTGCTGATGAAATGGATCTTGCAAAAACAACTGGAAAGGCGGCGGGTTTAAATAACATTCAAGTCAAGATTCTTGATCCGTCTGAAATGGAAGGATTTTTTCGTAATGCATATGGAGCCACATTAACTGATGCAGAGAGTGTTGTTGCAAACTTAACTGGGAAAACAGATTTAAGCCCACAAGAAAGTGAAAACCTAGTCAATGCTAGGAAGATTGTAGATAGATTTTTCAATGAAGTTGCTGGAGCGCAATCTGCTCGCGGACTTGCTATTTCTGAAAGCAACGATTTGGATGGAAATGAAACTCCAGCATTCATGCGAAAGCAGAATTTGCAAGGCGCAACTATTGTAATTAATGGCGATTTGGTAAAACAACTTTCAGATGAAGGATTTAATATCCGAAATGTAGTTGGGCATGAAATGCAACACGCATTAAACCAATTTACAGAAGTTCGTGACATGATTGCTCCTATTCGTAGGGAGTTGTTTGATCAAAATATTGTTAATGAAGACGGAACTATTAATAAGGTTACGCAAGGAATTTACTCTGACGATAAACTAGATGAATTTGCAAATAGATATGCCGCTGCAATGTCACCATCTGATAATGGAGAATCATTTAAAGCGCAATTTGCTGATCAGAATAAGTTGCGAGCATATATTAAAGAAGAAATCTTATCTGAAATTGTAGGTCGGTCTGGAAATGTAAGTGGAGGAACCCGTGCTGGACTTGATTCCATTGGAAGACAAGTTGTAGATTGGATTGAAGTAAGCACACAGAATGGTGCTTTAAAGGCTATTAAGGAAACCTTACGCAAAGGCGGCATCATTGTTGATGATAGCGGTGATATATCCACCATTCTTGGAGCAGAATTGACTCCAGAATCTCTAGCGATGATTCGGCAATATCAACGCCAGCTAAAGAATCTAAATCAAAGCATGGTCTACGAGGACGATGCAAGAAAAGAAGAAGTAGAGATTCCAGTTACAAAAATTCTTTCTGATCGCTCATTGCAGCAAAAATTTAAGAATTCAGATATTTTCGAGAAAGAACAAGTTGCAACAATGACTGCTCCAGATGGAAGTAAGCAGGAAATACTTCTCCCGCCTGACGCTGGAGTTGATCCATTTGTTGGAACATATCGAATCCAAGGTGGACAATTAGTGGACGAAAATGGAACTCCAATGAACCTTGGGCCTCAAATTACATTTGGAACTATGCCAGATGGAACAAAGGTAGAGGTTGGAACTCGAATTGCTCGTAATGTTGATGGAAGTCCAAAGATTCTTTCCAATCGTGAGGTGGAAGCTCGTTCACGGAATCGAGGAAAGATAATCCGAAATGCTATCGACTCTGCTTTATCAAAAGGCGCATTGCAGTTGGAAGATACTGGTAACGGAAACTATCGTGGAGTAATGAGCGAAGCACAGGTTAATGCCGTTCTTGCGCTTCCAAATACTATTGTTTCACCAAATCTTAAACGTCAGATTCTATTTGTTAATGAAATCCTTCGCAAAAAGGATGGAACTAGAATGTGGATGGAATATCAAGCCACTATGCGCGGCGGCAAGGCTAGGGCATTATCTCCGCAAATCCGCGATGAAATCCCAATTGGATTTCAATTTTCTAAACAAGGAAACTTCCTGATTACAACTATGTCTGTAAGTAGGATGCATGACAAGATGAATGCTTGGCTTGCTAAAAAACCAGAAAATTTAAAGCTGTGGAATGGAGACACTACAGAATTTTGGAATGATGTAATTAAGGTTCTTGATAATCATTCTAAAGGTCAAGTTGGTCAAACTGGTCTTGATCCAGATCCTGCTGTTGCAATTGAAAAGAAAAATGCCGTAAACGATTTATTCAATGTGTGGAATGCTGATACTAAAGCAGCCAATCCTCGCAGGACTAAATTGCCAGTTCAAAAAGGAAAAGACCCAATTGATGTTATTGTTCGTTCACGAAGGATTGATCGTATCAACCAATATAACGAGTCTGCCTTGCAAAAAATGCCATTCAACTATGAGTTGAATACGCAAAACTATATGCCAGCGGAAAATCCATTAGCTGGTTTTCAGACACCAGAGGATTTTTCAAGTGAACTTCCATCTGTAACCGCTGAAGAAATTCGCAGCGCAATCAATACTGGAAACCTAGATCAGCTTGAATCCAAATTGCGTGAAAGTGATGATTTAAAGCCAGCGGAATCGCTAGATGAACAAAACGGAAATATCCGAATTGTTTCGATGTTTGATCCTGAATTCATGCCAGAAGAGTCTTTGGATTTTGTTGATTCTAAAACTCAATTCATGCCAGCCGAAATCGAAGCACCATCTGGCGAGCGTGGATTCCAAAGCAAATTGCAGATGGAAATCCAACGCAGTTTCAAAGGCGCGAAGGCAACGCCAGAGCAAATGAAGGCAGTTTTGAACAACCCGCAGAATGTCAAAGCGGAGGAGGTTAAGTGGTCTGGAGTCAATGACGCAATCGACCGACTTGCAAGCGAGAATAACGGCAAAGTCCCTGTGCAAGAATTGCTGAATTATCTGCGTGATGAGGGGCAAGTTAAGTTTGAGGAAGTCACCATTGGATATGATAATGAAATTCAAAAAATTGCTGATCAATATAGAATTAAAATTGAAGATGAGTATGGTGAAAAAGCATTTTACGATGAATTTGATGAGCCTCTTGAATTAGATGAAGTTCCGCCTCAATTATTAGACGCAATATATAAAGCAGGGAAAAAACCTGAACCAAGTTATGCTCAATACCAACTTCCCGGCGGTAAAAACTATCGTGAAGTTGTGATGACGATGCCAGTTAATAAAAAAGAAACAGATTTGTCTAAAAGGGTTAGAATTGAAACAATAAAAAATTCTAAAGGCAATACAATGTATATTGTTTATGGGCCGAGTTCTCTAGACCCTTTTGAAGACACTCCTATGTCTGGAGAATATTCTAATATAGAAGACGCTCAAAGGGTACTTGAAAAGAATAAATTAAAACTTATTAGTAAAGAACAATCATACACCTCATCTCACTTTCCCGACATCCCAAACTATGTAGCGCATATGCGTTTGAACGAGCGTACAGATGCCGAGGGCAACGATGGATTGTTCATTGAGGAGTTTCAGTCTGACAGGCATCAGGCAGGTAGGGAAAAGGGGTATGCAAGTGATCGTCCGTCTCCAGAAGAAATTTTGCGTAAACGAGAAGAAATTTTCAAATTGGCAGACGCAGGAGAAATTACGCGAGAGGAAAGAAATAATAGATTAGATGCAATTGGATCGGCAGGTGGAATCCCAGACGCACCTTTCCGTAAAGACTGGTCACTACAACTTTTCAAGCGAGCATTGCGTGATGCCGTGGAGTCAGGCAAGCAATGGATTGGTTGGACTGCTGGAATCGAGCAAGTAAAGCGTTACGAAGAGGCAATGCGTCAGGCAGTTGATGAGATTACTTGGGAGAAACCAAAAGGTGATCAAATAAGAACTTTTTCGGCTTTTAAAATTGGTGGTATTACAAATATCGTTAATTCAAATGGCGAAATACTTTCGACTTATGATCAATCTGATCCAGTTAAACGCAGGGAATTAGCTCAAAAGTGGATTGAATTCAATAAATCCACATATCCAGATGCGCGACTGGAAGAAGCTAATCGCACAACAGTTTTGTCTGGCAAGATTAAAGACGATGGCAGTGTCTATGACTCAACAATATCAGATGCCAATGGGATGCAATTGAGCGAAGTAGTTGGTAAAGAAATTGCCGCAAAAATTCTTTCCGAGGATTCTGGAACTGCCAAAGGCAACGACCTGACAATCGGCGGCGAAGGCATGAAAGGATTCTACGACACCATCGTTCCTAAAAAGATTGGCGAGTATGTAGAAAAGATGGGTGGCAAGGTTGAAAAGTCTGAAATCGTAACACCAAAAGGAAAGCCAACTGATTACGAAGACTTTAATGCATATAAAAATGCACCAGAAACTAAACAAACCCCAATCTGGCGAGTAAACATCACGCCGCAGATGGAGAATGTCGTTCGCGCAGGGCAGTTGCAGTTCATGCCTGCGGAGATTTCTGTTCCCACTCAAGAAAAATTAGATGAATTAAAATCTAAACTTCCTAATTATCAATCTATAGTAAAAAATATTGATGATACTCAAAAGCATATTTTGATAGCTGATAAGAATGGATTTCCAGCCGCATTTTCTGAAGTTTCAATAAATAAAGATAACAATTCATTAAAAATAGATTGGGTAAATACAATAATAAAAAAACAAGGATTTGCACAAGCATTGTATCGAGAGATAGCAAAATACGCTCAAGAACAAAACCTTGATACAATTGAAGGTGACATTGTAAATGATCAAGCAAGAAAGCGCAGAGAAGAACTTCTTGGAACAATTTCAGAAACACAAGAACCACTTGGAGATGGCGAGTATTCAACAACATTAGTTAGCAAAGTTCCATCTGACATTCGCTTCATGCCAGAGCGTCCAGTTGATCAAGTTGCCGCTGAACAAGGATTCAATGTAAAAGCGTATCATGGCACATCGAGGTCAGATCGTGTTGGAAATCGATTCCGCAAAACTCGTGCAACATCTGGCCCAATGGCATTCTTTACAAGTGATCCTAATATTGCTGAAAATTATTCAAAAGGCAAAGCTGACACCAGTATTGAACCTCCAGAAGATTACAGAGATTGGTTCAAATTTAAACCTGCTGGATCAAAAAAAGAAGTAAACATCTCTGATGCGTGGTATTCGTTGACTCCAGAACAGAGGAGAAATGCAACAGAAAAACTTTATACAACTGGATATGAAAATGCAGATGAAGGAACTGGCGCAATCATTCCAAACGCTGAATTCAGCATTGCTGGTAAAGACAGCATTGATTACGAATTAAGAAAAGCAAGAGGCAATGCTCTTGAGGCAGCAAAAGAACTATGGTTGGCAAGCGGAACTTTATTTAACGATGAAGTTAAGTTTACAGAAGTATTAAAATCTCTTGGAGTTGACGCAAGGTTTGATGATCCATTTGCTAAAAATCCAAAGGTTTACGATGTATTCCTTAAAATACAAAATCCTCTTGTTACATCCGAAATTCCAAAAAATGTGATGGATGCATTGAGGGCTAATGCTAAAAAACAAAGGAAACCATCGCGTCAATTTGGAGCGGACGCATGGGATAAGCGGACAGTTGACGCTAAAGATTGGATTTCTGAACTTGATGCTGATTATTCCGCTGGTAGAAATTCATTTGCTTGGACAAGAATTCCAGATTGGGTAACTGATACGCTGAAATCTTTTGGATATGATAGCATCCAAGATACAGGTGGAAAAATGGGTGGAGAAGGACATGATGTTTACATTCCATTTGAAGAAAATCAAATTAAATCTGCCGCTCAAGAAACATTTACTGATGCTGGCAAAAAGATTCCAATGGAGAAGCGGTTTTCTGAAAAACCAGACATTCGCTTCATGCCTGAAACTCAACAAGAATATGAACCGATTGCTGCTCGTATTCGCCCGCTAGAAGGCATATCCGCACCAACCAAGCTGGTTGGAGCGAAAGCACCTGCATTGCGTGAAATTGAGCCTCCTGTGAGGGCCAAGGCTATGTTGCCTGATATGGAGTTGGAACCTACTATCTCCGAAAAACCGCAAAGTTCGGAGATGATAGGTGCTAATACCTCCGAAAAACCTATACAATCTTCTGACATAACTGGCTTGCAGTTCTTGCCAGCGGAGGGTGCTAAAAAAGGAAAGACAACCAAAAAAGAAAAAGGCAAGAAAAAGGAAACTCAAAAACAATATATCACAGTAGATTCTGGAGATGATGAAACAGTCCCTGTTTTACAAGAAATACGGGATGGTAAACCATTAACTGATCCAAAAGGGGATCCTAAATTTGTCCAACAAAAATACAATCTTCTTTCATCTCCTTTTATAGATAATTACTCTGGCGAAAAACCAGAGGATACGACAAAGCCGAATTATGATGAACTCGCTTATGATGTAAGCGGAGTTGCACAAAAGAAAATCAATGCCGCGATTGATTCTGGTGCTGTGGATGCTGCTGCAAACATCATGGTCAATAAGACCAATGAAGCAATGAAGAATGCTGATATAGCAGCAGGTTCTGGATGGTATAGCAGAATGCGTGAAAATCTTTTAAATGCATTGGGAGTAGAGGGAAGAGAATTGCTTTCACAATTACTTGGTGCAACTAGCGCAAAAACCCCTGTAAATGAAAACTTCCTTCAGGCTATGGATGGGTATGAAGGCATTAAATCTGGAAGATATGATTCAAATAGAAAAGCATATCTTGAAATGATGGATGCTGAAAGTAAGAACGAATTAAACGATCTTATTGATGATAGGAATTATATTGCCGTTATAAAAAACAAGATATCAGACCTTAACAAAGCATCCAAAAAAGTAACTGGCAAAAAACAAAAGGTAATACAATCAGAAGTTAAAAAGCTAAAAGACTTAATAGCTATCAAACCAGAGGACAGGACTAAAAAGAATAGGTTTTCAATTGTTATTAATGCTTCTGGATTAATGCCATTAAGGTCAAATGGAAAGAAGTTTAACGCAAACTCAATGGCAGTAATGAAAGTTATTGCTGGAACTTGGTTGGATAATCGTAAAGCACCAAAGACCCCAAACTTTGCAGGAAACCTATCTGGAAGGACAGTTCAGGCTACCATTGATGTTTGGGCGGCAAGATTCATGCGTCAGATATTGCACGAAGGATTTGGAACTCCTTGGAGAATCCAACCCAAATCAGAAACTGGTGTAACCAATGAGGACTTTGCTTTAGGTCAAATTATAATGCAACGAGCGGCAAAGAAACTTGGAATGAACCCAGATGATTTGCAGGCTATTTTATGGTTCGCAGAAAAGCATAATTGGGACAATCGTGGATGGACTGGAGCAGAGGGAGCAGAAAAATCTAGCTTTGATGAAATATTCAGCATATTTTTCCCAAAAGGTAAAAAGCCTTTAACATTTTTAGAAGCATCCGAGGTTCTGAAATCTCAAAAAAATAAAGAAGAATTAATAGATGAAGACACAGACGAATACACAGATGAAGATGATGGAGAATGATGAGAAAGATTTAGCAGAATATGCTAAATTAATGCGAAATCTTCCAATTCAAACAGAAGATGATGACAAGGATTTAAGTGAAGCACTTGACGAAGGGGCTGACTTAAATGAATTGTTGATGGAAATAGAAAAGATGGAGGAATAAATTCATGCCACTACGAAAATGTGCATCACAAAATTGCTTTGAACGCAATTTGAAAACTGAACTCAAAAGCGGCAAAAGCAAGAAGCAATCACTTGCCATTGCCTATGCCGTACAAAAGAAAGCCAAATCCAAAAAGAAATAATCTTATAGCAGGCAGGTGTTCTAATTACTGCCGTCTTTAGCCTTCCTCTGTTAAATCAGATAGGCGAGCGGCTGGATGGGCGGGGCATGAGCCTCCTAGACTCCAGAATGCCCACACCTGAAAAGAGGATGCATACTCGTCCCTGCTACCCTTTAATAAATATGAAAAATACAAAAATCGTCAAAGGAATCGGAAGTGATCTGTGTGGGTACGAGGATCGAGAAGATCGTTGGTTGCGCCACCTGTCATTTGTGGTTGATCGAGCTTGCAATTTGTTTTGGACACGCACTCCAGAACGAGAAAAAATTCAACGCGAATTTCTCGCCAAACGATATGGCTATTAAAAAAAACAACCACCCGGCATTTCCAGTTTCCCATTTTTCTGGAGACGAAAAAACAAGTCCCGTCAAGCCAAATTCTGGAATGGCAATTCGTGATTATTTTGCCGCCGCTGCATTGAGGGGATATCGGGCAAGCGAAGAATTCTCTGGAGAGTTGCCAGAGATTGTGGCAGAGTTGTCGTTTGTTGACGCCGACGCCATGATGATCGAGCGCGAAAAAAATACACACAATCAATAAAAATATAATACATACAACTAATAAAAATATGTCAGAAGAAAACACACCAAAACAAGCAGGCGAGGAAGAGACGCAGAAAGCAATTGACGCAGTCCTTTCTCAAATCGACCTATCTAAAATCACGCAGCATGATGTCTACCATGATGTGATGCGAACGCTCCAAGAGACGAGTTTCAAATTCGTCCTAGCAGCAAAATTGATGGAGCATATTTTCGTTCGTGATGGGGTTTTCAAAACGAAGGAGCAGGAAGATGAGCCGTCACAAAATTGACAACAATGAGTGGCATCGAAATGGAAAGGGAGACAAGCCTCGCACCAAAACTTGGAGGCGAGAATATCAAGACAACTACGATGAGATCGATTGGTCTTCCATTAGACGAAAATCTAAAAAGCGAGATGACGATGAAGAGTGCGATTCCTGAT